TCATGTAACTCTTCAAGCATATGTCTCTTCATTGGTTCAGAAGTAGTTGGATCGGCAAGAACTTCCTTGTCGTGTTCAATGTGCTCTTCTATGCTTTTCATTTTTTACCTCCATGTACAGTATGTACATTTATATTTATCCCTCTATTATACATCAAATTATGAAAATCTATATCTTCTCTGTTTATTTCTGTTATTTTCATAAGTCTTTGTTTGAGTTGGTGACGAATTAGATGATGGTTTTATCTGTGAATAACCATAAGAATCTCTTATTAAATTAAGTGATGTGAAACTTGCATTTCCTTGTAAGTGATGATTTAATCTTGCAATGAGATAGTTTCCACTTGATTGATTATCTAACTGAACGGATTTACCATCTCTTAACTCTGGAAATATACAATTTATTATATCACCCACTTTTAAATTTGTATTACATGGAACTTGAATATCTACTGACTGAGAAAACAATGCATTATATCTTGATGCTGATTTTGCTTGATATGCTTCGTCTATTCCTGAAGTCTCGAATCCATCAGTTCCAATTCCAAGTGTACCATGATCTGATACTCGAACAAAAAGTCTGCTTGTTAAATCTCTTAAATCATTAGGAACAGGAAGTTCATCACTATCATCATTACCCAATTTGTTTTCAGCTTTGCTTGGTAATTTATAATCGTATATGGATGCTTTATGAGATAATGCATCAAAGAAAATAGTTTTATTTGCAAATTGACCAACCGATAATGCTTTACGGATATCAGTTTCTCGATTTACACGATAAAAATTTATCTTAAAATTTTCTTCAATATTATAAGGATTACTAATCGCACCCTTTCCCTGATAAACATACGGGCCATGTATATCGCTACCTTGCTGTTTCGGATCTGAGTTTCCTGAATATTCTCTGGTTTCAGATACTAAACCCTCTATACTTCTAAAATTAAATCCATTTTGATTTTCATAAAATAGAAATCCTGCAGTTCCAACTGCCTCTGCCTCCGTTCCTTCACCTGAAACACCTTGTTTTGAACTTACAATCGATTTTGGACATAACCATTGAATGGTATGAAAAGGTTTTTTTGTATTACCAATAAACGAATATGAATTTTTTGTCGATTCAATGATACCAATTCGATCAAGTGGTACTTTCATTGTATTTTCTAATATGTCACCAACATGAGTATCAATGGTTGCTGATTTGTATCTTTTCATACACCTTGAAGTTTCATTAGAGAAGTATTCTGCAGGAACTAACTTTAACATAAAATGAAATGAGTTTGATGTTTGATTTATATTTTCTACCTTATAAACATACAACTCACCAGACCCTTTTTCGATAGAACTATCTGAAAATGAACCAAATTTAAAAGTTCCAGCTGCAGTTTCGATCTCCATTGATATCATTTCACCACCACGAATCGGTAAGGAACTTACAAAATTATAAGTTGATGATATTTTTATATTCATGGTAATGGTTGGACTCATTATATTTTCAAAATATTCAATATATTCAATATGTCTGGATAAATCTATTGGTTTTCCTTCAGAACTAGACTGAATGAAAATATAATTATATCTAAGTGCTTGAGATGCTAAGGCCATTATTGATTCAGTTTAGATAAAAGTATATCGTCACCTATATTTAATGGTTCAGAAGGAAAAAAACTTATGTCGTCCCCACCTGTCTGACGTGGCATTTCATTACCACCACCACTTACATTATTGCTTTGTTGATTCTGAGGTACAACTATGATATTATTTCCACCACTTTCCCCTCCTGCTGCTGTTACTGCTTCTTTTAATTTAATTATTTCCATATTTCTTCGAACTTGTTTTATCCTCAGTTTTTCATCTGAAGATAAACTTTGATAAAGTTTTAATTTTTCAGGATTATCTTTAAATATTGAGTTATTAATTGATACATATAAATCATATAAAGCAACAGCAAGATTATCTCTTGGATTAAGTACTTTCCCTCCAGCTCGAATCGTATTTAAAATATCAAAACCAAGAAGCACAACTTTAACAACTGGATTACTAGCTACTTTAGCAAGAAAAGAAAATCCAGGGCCTTTATAAGACATTCCAAGGAAACTATCCTTCGTTATTTTTGGATTTCCTCTCAACAATCTTCTTGTAAATTTAGAAAATGCACTTTTTTCTGGGAAAAAATTCTTTGTAAGAGTACCAGTAATTCTTCCAGAGGGATCTGGTTTTGAAAAAGTTCGAGTGCCACGTCTCATTCTACTAAATCTTTCACTAGGTAAATCTTTGCCCTCTGTTAATCTTTTACTAAGTTTATCGATACCAGCATCTTTTAAAAACTGTTTACGAATATTTGGATCAGCTTGTGCTTCTTGAATAATTTGTTCTATTGGATCTAAGGGTATTATATTTCCTGATAATGGATCAATCTTAAAACCAGGTTTTGGTCTGACTTTTCCTATGCGAGTTGCACCAAAAAATTTTTGGAAACCCATATTACCATAAAATTTTACATTACTTCTAGGGAATCCTGTTTTGGGTTGTGAAAATCTTTTTCTTGATCCATAATCTGAGTATCTTGATTTGGGTCTACCTTCACCTCCTTCTAGCGTCTGTGTTCTTCTAATTTTTACTTTAATTCCTTCATCCGCAGGCACAATATTACCTGATGATCGATCTATCTTGAACCCAGATTTTTGTAATTGTTCTTCTACAGTTAATGGTTTTGTAAGTTTTTTGGTTATTTTTTTACTTTTTCTTTCTTTTCTAGCAAATATTTCAGGTTTAGATCGTTGTAACCTTTTTTTTATTTCTTTTACTTCTTTTCTGGGACGTTCCCTTGTAACATTAGAAGTTATATCTCTAGTTTTACCAAAGAATTGAGATGCTTTTCGCCCTTTGAGAGCTAATGGGGGTTTTTTTAAATCAGGTTCATTTCTTCTTCCTATTGCAGCATAAAGATCAGGGACTTGACCCGATTCTTTTCCTGTTTCAAATTTATCATCCTTATCCTTCCCTCCAAAAAGAAGTAATGCACCAGCACCCAAGATACCTAAACTAGTCGCTTTTCCACCTAAAATATCTTTTATTTTATTCTCTTTTGGTTCAGAGATTCCTTTTAATTGTTTTGTTTGAACTTTAATAAAGTTTAAAAACTTTTTAAAATCAGATTTTCTCTGAAATTTTAATGATGATATCGGTGATTTAGCTTTAATTGATTTTATTTTTTTCATACCTACACAACGTTAAGACTTGACTTATTAATTAATGCCACAAAATTATCATGATCTACGTTAGAAAATATTTGCATAGAAGGAGAGGCATTACCACTTCCAATATCACTACTTATAATATTTGATGAAGGTTTATTTCCTCCCATCGATAATACTCTAACATTATTTGCACCCTGAGTAACTCTATTAATAACACCTGCAACACCACCTCTATCAACATTTATGCCAAATAACTTTGTATCTTCTTTCTTTTTAGGCATAATTGGAGATATATTTTCTAATTCTTTTAGAAATTGTTTATCTATATTCTCATTTTTTGCAAAGGGATCCTCCACCGCATCAAGATATCGTATTATATCTTCTGCTTGTCCTTTTTGATTAAAGTTCAATAAATTCCTTTTATCAAGTTCTCTCTGATAGATTAATTTTGCTTTTGATATATCTTCTCTTTCGCCAAATTCTCCTAATGTACTTTTAACTAAATCTAATCTTTCTGCTGCTGATAAATCACCAACATCTTTAGTTGAATATATTCCCTTTTGAGCAGTAACATTTCCTGCAAATTTTCCAAAAAAATCTACACCTTTAGTAAAAGGTAGGGTTATAGGCCCTATTTTTCTATCTTTTTCGGCAGGAACTCTTCCAGTTTTTAACTCTGTTATTCTATCCTTAAATGCTTGAAGTTGATTCTTAAAATAATCTTTTTCTTCTTGTGATGCAAATACTCCAGGATTTTCATTGAAGAAGAATTTGCTTGATTCTTTTTTTAATAAATCAATTTCAGCATTAGTTTCTTGTATTGTCGCATCCTGTGTTCCAACTCCTGAAGCTTCAGCCTTTTTAATTCTCTCATTTAATCTTGATTCACTTGATTTTTGAAGAGACTGGAACTCTGCAGACATTGTTCTAGAAACAAGAAATTCAGCAACAATTCGTTTAATAGTGTTTGTAAATTCTGTTGCATTTGTTTTAATTATTTTAAATATTTTATTTGCTACCTCATTGTTTTCAAAAAATTTAAGAACTTGATCTTTAAATGTTAGTAATAATTTACCTAAACCACCAATTGCAATCACACCTATAATTTGTTTTATTAATCCACCAAAAGGTAAAAAAGAAAGTAATGTCGATGCAAAACCAATTGTCTTTCCTATAAATCCAAATATACCTGTGCCTGTTCTCACTGCTAGTTTTAAAGCCGACGCAATTCCAAATGTAGAAACCACCGAATCTCTAATTGTTTTTAAACTCTTACTCAAAGTTTTAGAGTTCTTTTTTGAACCAAAAAACCCAACATAATTCATGCCGAATTTTTGCTCCCTTGTTACACCTGGTGCATTAGATATTGTATTTACTGAACTTTGAATATTACGAACTCCACTCCTTGCAGCAGAAACTAAACCTACACTTGCAGATGTTGTAATTCTTCTAGGTGAAATTGCTGGTCTAATCATTGTTGTTGCATTTTTGCATTTTCTTCTTCAATATACTGATTTAATAGTCCAACATAGATGTCTCTCTCCCAAGGCATCATGTTTTCAATTTCGGTCAAAGAGTATTTATGGTGTTGTATCAGAGCAAAGTTAAGTTTGAAGTATGACTCAAGATCAATATGAGCCATAACTATCCGAAAAAACTCGTTATACCCTCCAACGTAACATCACTCTCAACTTTTGTCTTTGGATTTACAACCTTTATTGTATGAGATAACTTAGGCATGGTTTCAAAAAAAGATTCCACTTGTTTGAATTGATTTGAATTTAAAGTTTCTATCCAATCAGTGAGTTCTTTCTTTGTACAATCAGATGCTGCCCAAGACTCTTCCTCATTATAAACAATATCAATACAAGAACAAATAATATCTAAAGAAGTATCAAATGATTGAGCATTTTCATCAGAGACATCAAAGTTATTTTGAACAAACTGATTCAAAGATGGGTACTTCATTCTTAAAGTTAGATTTTGATCTAATTGAATATCACGATTATGTTTTTCATCTTTCTGAATTTGTATTTCATCAATATAAATTTGAGTTTCAACTGTTGTTTCTCCATCGTCAGGACAAGTCACGATCACATCAACAGATTCACCAATAGATTTACCACGTATATTCAAAAAGATATATTCAATATCAAATGTGGGAAGTTCTTCAACTTTAATTCCTCTCGTTAGTATACAAGATTTCAAAGTGGATTTAATCGCAGTTGAAATCTGTTTTGGATCTTGACTCTCTAAGGCAAGAATTAAAATCTTCTCCTCTCTGACAAGGAATGGTCTATATTTAATTTTTTTTCCCGTTGATGGCAAAACCAACTCATGCGTCGGGGTAGATATTTTTGGTAAAGGCATAATATTATATTCAGTATTGTATATAGCAAGGTTTTAGGAAGCATATCCAGGTGAACCACCTCCACCACTGGGAGGAGTGTAATTAATTGTATGTGAAATAGTAGAAGGATTAGAAACATTACCTGCAGCGTCAGTTGCTGTTACTGTAAATGTATATGTACCATTTGGTAATGCACTAGAAACTGTAACAGAGAAGAATGTGGTTTCATTTAATGTTGTAGTACCACGTAATGTAGATCCAGTAAATATTTTGACTGTACTATTTCTCTCTGCATTACCTGTAATTGTTGGTGTATTATTAGTTGCACTAGTTGTAACAAATAGATCAGATGGTGCATTTGGTGCAGTGGTATCTTGTTGCTGTTGTTGCTCTTGTTCTTGTTCTTGTTCTTGTTGTTGCTCTTGTTCTTGTTGTTGCTCTTGTTCTTGTTGTTGCTCCTGTTGTTGATCTATGGCAGTCACGGTAGTTTTAGTCGAACCAGGTATACTCTCCTCAAGAGTGTCGTATATGATAGCATGGGGATATGGAGAGTGTCTTTCTCCAACCATCTTCACTCCCATATGTTCATGGAAAGGCCCGTAATATGGTTGACCACTTACATATCCCACTGGAACGTCTGGAATAGGATTACTAGTAGACGCAGATAGTTCTTTTCCAAGAGATCTTGGTCGAAGTGGATTTACCTGAGTTAATTGATTACTATTTAAAAGTTTTTCCCTAACAGATTGTTGTGCATTTCCATGCTTCTCAACTGTATGTCTTAAGTAGGTAAAAGTAACTGTGACCTGTAAAAATGTACTGTCTTGATAAGACATTGCAACATCAGCAATGTTAACTGGAAATGCATCAATAAAATGATATGTTAACAATGGCATATTTTTAAATGTATTATTTCTATCATTTGGATTTTGTAAAAAATCTCTTTCAAATTTAGTAATTGATATTTTTCTTCGATAATCATCTGGATATCTAAATCTTGAATATGTGTTTCTCTCTTGATATGCATTTAACTGACTTCCCTCTGCCCCATCATACCTACCATTTGATTCATTATAAACTGGATTAATATAATTCATATATTCTTCAAACATACGTAATACATTATAATCATTATCAATATAAAAAGTTAAGTCAAATTCATTATATATTCTTCTTGATGCGAATCTTTCTGTCATTCCCTGACGACTTCCAAGTTCTTCTGAAATATTAAAATTAGAACCTGGCAATGATGCGTTAGAACATAAGAAATCATACTTTTGACTTGTAGATGTTGTCTCAGTAAACACCCCACAGTTTGATAAGTATTCAAATAATCCTAAATCATCTCCTGATAAAGATCTACGAACAAGATCCAATGATACCTTAAATTGAGTTGATATCGCAAGTTTTGAAAATATTGGACTCGCATTAGGTATACTTAAGTGTAAATCTTCTGATCTTATTGCCATCTAAATAGTTTTTAAATTGATTCTGATAATATATGTATGTCATATAAAGGAAAATATTACCCAAGATACCCGAAAAAGTATAAAGGGGATCCTCAAAATATTATTTATAGGTCTTTGTGGGAAAGAAAATTCATGAACTACTGCGATTTAAATGAGACAGTAAGTGAATGGCAGTCAGAGGAATTTTGGATTCCTTATCGTTCTCCAATAGATAATCGTGTCCATCGTTACTTTCCAGATTTCTTTTTGAAATATATCGATAAGAAGGGAAATAAAAGAACCATGGTTGTAGAAGTCAAACCAAAGAAAGAAACAAAGATGCCAAATGTGAATCCAAAGAAAAGAACAAAAGCATGGGCTCATTCTGTTAAAACCTATGCAGTTAATCAGGCAAAGTGGAAAGCAGCACGAGAGTTTTGTGCTGATCGTAACTTTGAATTTAAAATTATGACTGAAGATAATTTAGGTATCAAATGACTATCGGAGAAAAAATAAGAGAAAAAGCACAAGGTTCTACCGATCTAACTTCAGATTGGTATGCTAACGAATTGTATACAGAGTTATCACAAGCAGCAGAAAATCGTTTTCCTGAAATAGGAGAACTTTGTTTCTTTTCATATACTGCCTCATTCCCTGAAAAATATCCATTTTATGATCGTAGACCACTCGTATATGTGATGGAATTTCAGGGTAATAAGATGCTTGGTGGTAATTTGCATTATCTAAACCCAAGTTATCGTGGTGGAATTGCAAAAGATTTAGTAAATAAGGTAGGTTCAATTCTACCAAAAAAGACTCTACATCGTTATTTTATTGCTAATATGGGTGATACTTATATCATTCCACCTGACCCTGAAGAGTATGAAAGTATCGCAGAATTAGTATCTGAAAAGTTTTATGATAAATATGGTCAGAAGACATCACCGCAAAAGGCTTGGGATAGTATCTAAATGTCATTTTCAGAATATAGAGGATCATATGAATCCGAACAAAATAGATTAAATAGAGAGACATATAATGTAGCTGGAGTAACTTATGATGTAACAACTGGACGACCAGTTGATTTTAGTTCGGAATATGCTGGCCCAAAAAATGCACTGGTTGGATCAATAACATCAAATAAAGGAGTAGAATATGGTGTTTATGCTGATTACAAACAAACTAATAATGAGGTAAGGACTTTAGATTCATCAAATTCTGGACAAGGGACAGTTGTTTATAAAGGATTTACGCAAGCAAATGAAGGGCAATTTGCAGATGGTTACAGTTCTAAAACTTTAAATTCTGATGATGTAAAAAATGTTCAAGGCACCATACAAAAAGCAGTAGATTCAGGAAACATATATGATCCTACTTATGGAACTGGTATACCATCTGGTGATGATTTACCACCTGGATCATTTGGAATTAGTGAAGAGGGGAGAAAACAGGCACAATTAAATAGAGACGAATATAACTACGGACTTCCTGAACTTAAATTTGGAGCAGTAGATCATATACTACAAAGATTAAGTCTCAGAAATTTAACATATCCACTTGACGCTGACTACGGTAACACTCAGGATTATATGATGATAAATCAATTCACATATAGACCACCAAATAAAGATTTAATTTTTCCCAGTGGTACAAGACCAGGATTTAAAAACGCAGTAGATTCATTTGTAACTGGTGTGCCACAAGGAACACCAAAAGAAAAAGCAATTGGGTTAGTTAAACTTCCAATGCCAAATACTTTAGAAGATTCGAATAATGTCTCTTGGGGTGAGGATAAACTTAACGCACTCACTGCTGCAGCCACCTCTGCAGCAATGGGAGTATCTGCTGAAGCTATAAGAGGAATAGGTGATTTTCTTAAAGGTTTTGATCAAAGGACTGGAGGAGAAAATTTTGAAAAGGCACTTGAGCAATTACGAACAGGAATTGGGAAAATGGGTAAAGACGTTGGAAGTGCAGCATCATCATTTCAGATGAATGAAAACATAAGACTTTTAGGTCGAACATTAGTTGGATCCACATTATTAAATGCTCTTCAATTTGAAGTATCTCCAGAGACAATTTTAGCAAGGGGTGCGGGTGTTGTTCCAAACAATAATCTTGCTTTACTTTTCAATTCACCAACATTAAGAGAGTTTAAATTTTCTTGGAAGATGAGTCCACGTAGTAAAGAGGAAGCAATCAGAGTTAATAATATACTTCGTTTTTTTAAACAAGGAATGGCACCTAAAAAAGGCATCACCAGTAATAGTCGAAGTGGTGGTGGTTCATATTTCTTAGGAACACCAAACATTTTTGATCTTAGTTTTAAGACAGCAAGAACCAAAAATAGTTTTTGGGAGATATTAGATCGTAACGATTCTGTTATGAGAATTAAAACATGTGCTTGTACTGGTGCTGCAGTTAACTACACACCAGAGGGTATGTGGAATGCATATGAAAAAGGTCAACCAGTTGCGATTACATTGACACTTAGATTTAACGAACTTGAACCAATATTTGATACAGATTATGATGATAACTACTTCAACTATGATCCACAAAGAACTGATCTTCTTCCTGTACCAATGGATGCGGTGGGTTACTAATGGGATATTTCGAAGAACTACCAAATATATCTTATCCATCTTTATTACCTCAGAGTAATAAAATTGAAGATAGAATTGAAGTCAAAAATATTTTTAGAAGATCTAAATTAAGAAGTGATGTCGATCAAGCACTAACTGCTTTTAATTATTATTATATCAAAGACGATATGAGACCAGATATGGTTGCACAGGAACTGTATGATGATTCTGAATTAGATTGGATTGTATTAACAGTTAATAATATAATTAATATTAGAGATCAATGGCCTTTATCTCATAATGATTTATATGCATACATGTTAGATAAGTATGGATCTGAAGAGGGTATGACTAACATACATCACTACGAAACAAGACAAATATTAGATGAATATAATCGTGTTGTAATACCAGCTGGTTTAGAAGTAGATAAAAATTTTAGTTTTGAGTATTCAAGAGTTAGTGGATCTAATCAAATACCAACAGTAATTACTTCAAGTCTGGTAGTAGCAGAAGTTACAAATTATGATTATGAAAATAAATTGAATGAGGAGAAAAGAAGAATTAAGATTCTAAAACCAGGATATCTATCTGCATTCATAAGTGATCATAGAGAAATCATGTCATATGGTAGAACGTCGGAATACATATCTAAGAAATTAAAAGGAACATATAATCCAAGAGTATCTGGGGTATAAAAAAACCCACCTTTCGGTGGGTAAAAACAAACAACATTCAAAAAGAAGGGCACTCTTTCTACGTAGAGATCTTTTGTACTCCCTTCGACTAATTACGAATTAACTAATCGGGAGAAGTAACTTAAAGACTCATCATCTTCATCAGATGCTGCTTCTTCTACTGCTGCAACTTCTTTTACTGGTTCGGATGCAGCTGCTTGCTCTGCAAAGTAACCACGACCTTCATCTTCAGTTTCTAATTCTGAATCAGGAATTGGTGCTCTGACTGGCTTCTTGAG